CTAGTAAATACTTGTCCGTGTTTCGCTACAGCTTCTTTATATGCTTTTGTATTCTTGCTCGCCACATCTACAAATATTTGTTCTTCGAACTTGTCTGGTTCTAATACTGCAAGATGTACAAGTGAACCATCTCTTAATGCTTGACTTTCTGGACTTCCATACTCACTCACATAAGCATACTTTTTAGGACTGTCTAATAAGAGTTTTAAAGAACTGCTACTTAATGCTAGTTGTCCTAACGTGCCATAGTAATAGCTGTCATCGTACATCTGCTTAAGTACGTCCTTTTTCTTATAATCCTTTTGGTCTAATAGTTTTATCATTTTTAAATATTACTTCTTCTGCTACTCTTGCTCGTTCCGCCCATTTAATCTTCTCATTGTTTATTTCGTCCTCACGAGATTGTAGTATATGGTTTTCTGTTTCTAGCATATTGGCGTAAATATACATTTGATTTATATTGCCTATGAGATTTGCTATTTGTTTCTTTTTCGCTCCTTCAGCTTTCTCAAAAGCATCCTTTAGAAAGTAACCTATCATATTAAAATTACTTTCAAATACTTGTTTCTGCATTATAGTCATTGCTGTATAATTAAGCTGACAATAATTCCTATAGTAAATATTATAACTGCAAGTTCTAATGTCTTATAACATTGTTCGTTCTTTTTAGGGTCACGCCCTTGATTGCTTCGGTACTGTCTTTGTTTTTTCATAATTTAATATTTATAATGTAATTTGTTTTGTTGATAATTATAATACCATTTTTTTAAACTTTTATATTTTGCTTGTTCGCTTTTGAAATAATTTAATCTTTTGTCATCATAAACTCTTATATAAAAATTATCAAAATTTTCTTTACTAGGTATTAAAAAAACCGCATCTTTTATTTTAGGAAAATATTTCTTTAGATAATATTCTACATATTTTTTATTATTCTTACTATAGTTTATCATTTGTTTTTTGATGTAAATCAAACTTTTTAGCAAGAACAAAATATTGTTTTCTCATTCTGTCATTATATTGTATTTGCTTTTCACTTAATTTATTTTGTTTCTTCATAAGAAGTTGAACATACTGCTAGTCGCTGTTCTTTATTAGGGTATTCATTTACCATTACGGTATCTGACATACATCTCATAATAAAATCTTTTTTACTTTCGTTTGCTTTTGGTTTTGGTATAGGCATAATTAACAATTTTGAATAAATATATAAAATTAATCTGGAATAACAATACTTGCCATATTTTCTGTCAATAAATATACTTTCTTTAATACTTTCTTCTTTGTCCATAGTGTAGTGTCAGGACAATATAATTCTTCTACTTTAGGCATCTCTAAATAATTTAGCCAGTACAAATAAGTTCCTTTAGGGTCAGATACAAAATATAACTTTACTATCTCACTATCTAAACCCATTAACGCATCGTATTTATGCTTCTCTAATAATTTGTCAGAATAGTATTTGTTTCTAAATTTCATTTCCATAACGCATTCGTGTCCTTTAGGTGTTTTACCTTGTGCATCATAAAAGTCATATCCACCTCCTGACCAAGTTAAGTCCCATCCTGAAAATTCATTTAAGAACGTGACTACCGTCCTTTCAAACTTATGTATTCTTTCTATATCCAAGCTCGTACAGTTCGTTTATTTGTTTAATCCATTGATTCCATTGTTTCGGACTGCAACCGCAAGGAAGATAATACTTATGAGCAAAATACTTTGAATGTATAGTTGCAATCATTTCTTGTTCTTTTCTGGTTATCTTGTTGCTTTGTACTGATCTAAATTCAGTCCACTTGTCGTATTCTTCTTTATTTAGTTTTTGTTCCATCTCTTGTGATTCCATTTAAAAAGTTTTTACGTTTTTCACACCCGCAATCTTCATAGCCAAGTTTATTAGCTATCCAAGTTGCTATTGCTTTACCTTTTCCGAAAGTTATTATATTAATAATTCTTTCTACTTTGTCTCCTAATCTATCCTTTTTCCGTGTTTTCTTAAATGCCAAAATCTATGTTTTAACACCATTACTAAAATTTTTAACAAGCTGTCAGCTTCGTAATAAATTCCTTTTTTAATTTCTAGTTTCATAATATTTCTTTTACTGGTATACATATACCTTTACTTGTGTTGTTGTCTCCTCCTCTTTTGTCATATTTCGTTCCTATATATTTTCTGCATATCTCTTTTAGTTTTTCAGTAGATATTAAAATAATTTTATTTCTTGATAAAACAAACGCATACCAATCGCTTTCTGTTTTAGCTATACCGCTTGGTTTGTTTCTTGATTCATATTCTATATAAACATTGCCAGTATTTTTATATTGCAGGTCTGTCTTTACTTCTATTTTTTTATTAGATAATATTTCATTAAGATACTTTTCTCCTAATTGTCCTAGCTCTAAATCATATTTAAAATCGCTATTAAAATTCATAAATATTGCTTTAGCTTTTGTTTTACTTTATTATAAGTATTGTATAGAGAATAATAACTTATATCGCTTTTTCTTGATAGTTCGCTTATGCTCGTTCCAGATTCTATTATCTCATATACTTTTGCATCGTACCAGTACATATCTTTTAAGACACTTTGTATCTTTTCGTAAACCTCTTGATAATTAGTATGGTCATTCTCGCTAATCTCTAAACCTTCAAGTTCTATTAATTTTACTTTTGCTTTCTTTCTAACTAAATCTATATAAACACCTTTTAATAACTTATAACAGTAATAATAGTTTATGTCATCTCCATAACTAAAGTCAATACCTTTTTGAGTATTTTTGATTAATAATAAATACATTGTCTGCACTAAATCTTCTGCTTCTGTTTCTTTAATACCGCCAAAGCTCTTAACTATCTCTAGCCATTTATCGTGTCTCTCGTATGCTATTTCTACTGGTGTTTTCAAAATGGTAAATTTAATTGTTCAATCATAGTTCCTTTAAAAGCTTGATTATCGTCTATTGTAAACCCTACATTGTTTATTATACTTTTAACTCGAATGGGGGTATCTAATGCTGTAGGGCGACCACCAGAATCTATATCTTTAATTTTTCTAATATGTATATGAGAATACATCCAGTCCGTAGGGTGCTGAATATATCTATGAATAACCATAAAGTCATCAGCTCTATTTACAAACTTTCCGCCTCCTTCTACATCACTAGCCATAGGAGGTATAGGATGACCTGCGTAATCTTCATTTTGATTATGCTTCTTTCTTAATGCTTCTGTAGCTGCGTGTGTACAAAGCCATATAGAAACATTATGCTTTTTGCAGAATACTCTAAACTCGCTTGTAGCTTGATAATCGTAATCGTGACCTGAAATACCTTTTAACGTATCTCTGTCTTTTAATAAAGAATTATACGGGTCTATAAGAAATCCTTGATATTCCCAAGCATTTTTAATAACAGTAGCCAAGTCAATAAGCGACTTATAAGTATGAAGCTCGTTAATATCAATAAACTTAAAGTGGTCAAATATAAATTCTTTGTGCTTGTTAAATTCATCTTCGGTAATTTTGTTTATAGGTTTGACTGCTAAAAATTCAATAAGTTTCTTTATGATTGAATATGGTTCGTTCTCACTAGAATAGACAAGCCACTTTATATTATGCTTAATTGAATACAATAACATAAAAAATAAAGTTAAGGTAGTTTTACCAGAATTTGAGTGCCCTAAAATAATATTAAAATTCCCGAACTTAAAACGTAAATGTTCGTCTATAGTCGGGAATCCTAATTTTAAACCTTCTTTGATTTTACCAGTCCTAATATCTTGGAGTTTATTTATCTGGTCGTCAAAGTTTATTAGCATCTTATTTATTTTTATCTCTCACTAAAATTAATAAAATCAAATAACCTACTAAATCAAACAATGTATCTTCTGTGTCATCGTTTATACCCTTGTTCTTTATTCTCATTAACTTGTCGTCTAATCGAGCTTTAATTGCTTCTTCTGCGCCTAACTGTGAAAATATGTTTACAGGGTCTTGAGCTGTATTGCCATATGCTTTGTTTTTAGCTATTAGCAATTCAGTTAAATGGTTAGTTATTTGTCGTATCTGTTGTTCCATTAAAACGGTAAATCTTCTACTGTTTCTCTATCTGGACTTTGCTGTGCTGCTGTGACAGCTTCTTTAACTTGTTTTACTGTAGGCGTATTAGATTCAATTCTCCATCCTATAATACTATTAAAATATTTAACTTCGCCTGTAGGACTTGTCCATTCCCTACCTCTTAAGTTAATATCTATACTTACATTGTCGCCTACATTGTATTCGTCTAATAAGTATGTCTTTTCTTTTGTAAACTCTAATTGTAAAGTTTGCGGGTACTGGTCATCAGTTGTTAATACTAAAGACCTTACTCTAAAGTTATTTGCAAACTCTTTTGTTTCTTCTATAGATTTTATTGTTCCTGTTAGTTTCATTTTAATAGTTCGTTAAATTCGTTAGTAAATTGCTCTATTTCGTCTAGTTTAATTTTGCCTGAAGCTGCTAACTCAATAGCACCTTTAAAAGCAACTTGAAAACGTATAGTATTATTAATATCATTGTCTCTAGGTTTATCTTGTGTGTAAATAAGCTTCGCTGTTGAATATTCTTCATTAGTGACTTCATAATCAATAACGTCTCCTACGTTCTTTTTAAAATCTCCTTTACTTAAAAATGTATAAGAGTTTCCATTAGCTAAAAAAACCTCACTTTTTGTGAAATTTCCGTGTTTTAATTGTGCAGTCCCTTTAGGTCTGACTTCTGTGATTTTACTTTGCATAGTTAAATATAATTAATTTTTGTTTTCTAAATATGTATCTGTTTCAAAATCCTCTAGGATTTCATTCTTTGCGTGAAGTAATCTGTTCTTGATTTTTAAGTTTTCGATTTCTTCATTTTGTTTCGCAACGTGTTTAGTTAAGAAGTTTATTCTATTATGTAGACGTTGAATTTCTTTGTTAAATTCCTCTTTTGATAGGTGCAGGGTCATAATGTTTTAATTTTGTTATTTCAATCATAGTAGCTATCGTATCTAAATAAGTTGCTTCAGATACGTCTCCTGACTTATATAATTTAGTAACGTGTACTAATAAATTGTAGTCAGATTCAGTAAGTAATTTTTGTAATCTATTCATATAGTAAATGTTTTGTTTTATAAAACTAATTAAAAAAAGTTAATAAAACAATAGTTTTTAAAAAAAAAATTAAATAAAAACAAAAAAAGGGGAAAAATTAATCTCCCCTTCTTGAAAAACAAAACACTTACCTACTTGATAAGAACTTACAAAGATAGTCGTTTATTTTCGTTATGCAATTTTTCTTTATACAAATCTACTAATTCGTGCAAATCATTCATAGAATATTTAACTACTTCTTTTGACTTATTATAAAGTCGTTTAGAAAGTCCTCTTGATTGTTTGTCTAATGCCATAGAGAATTTAAATTGCTCGCCAAAACGGAAACGATTACAATAATGACATTGAGATTTTACGTTTCTTTCGTCCCAACGTACTGACATTTCTTTACGAGATATAAAATGCCCTGCGTCTAATTCGTCCCACTTAAATTCTCTTTGACAAGTTATGCATTTACAAACGCCTTTTTTATCTGCATCTCTTTTTCGTATGTATTCGCTAAATATTCTGTCAAGTTTGTTTATAAGACCTTTACGAGATATTTTTCTCATTTGTCCATTGCTCTTAAGAACATATCGCCTGTAGCTTTGTCAAGAGATTTAATAGCTAAATAGATTTGTCTACTTTGTTTTTTTACGTCTTGTTTTTCTTTTTTCGTGCTGTCTATTCCCAAGTTAGCATATAAAGAACTGTCAAGCTCTAACAATCTTGATATTTTAGACCTGTCAGTTAATCTTTTGTAGTTTAGTATTTTGTCTATCATAAATGTTAGCATATGCACAAATATATAAAATTAAAAGAAAAGAAAGAAAAAGGACAAAAAGAAAGAAAAGAAAAAACCCCTACCCCAAAAAAGAAACTAAAAATTACCCGTTCCAACAAGCGTCCAACTTTATTAGGGTCTTGAAGTTTAGCTATAAGCAGCTCAAATATATACATTTATTTTTATTTTCCTTGCCCTTTATAACGCTTTAAATAATTTTTTGATGCTTTTACCTTACTCGCTTTAGATTTAGCGTGTATGCCTTTCCTTTTGCGTGAATTAGATTTGTATTTGTTTACTACAAGTTTAGCCATTATCTCTTTTTAACTTTTTCTATTGAACGTCCTCCAAAGTATGCACCTATAACAGTTATAAGTGTTAATTGTAAAAGCTCTGTCCATTTTTCTTCTACATTGAATTTTACAGAACCAGAATC